TCACCCTTTTCTATATCCCATAAGGGTTTGGCGGAACTGGCGCGGACTGGCCACGATCTACCCCGACTGGAAACGATCACGCACAGTGACGAACGATCGAGTGCTAGCCGTGTGTTGGGGTTTGCGCGTGACGTGCTTGGCGTGGATTTAATGCCGTGGCAGGTGCGGGCAATCCATGGCCAAACCGCTGTTGCTGATGACGGCAGCAGGCCCCGCGTCAGTTTGGTAAGTGTCGCCCGGCAAAATGGTAAAACAGTTTGCATAGCCTCGCTACTCGGCGACTGGTTGCTAAATGAGGCACGGGAACGGGGAACCCCACAAACGGTTATAAGCGTGGCGCACAAATTGGATTTGGCTACAGCGCTATTTAATTATTTGGCGCCGATACTCGAAGTTAAATGCGGGGCCGAAGTTTCATGGAGTTATGGCCGCCAAAAACTAACTATGCCCGACGGCAGCGTATGGCATGTTAGGGCTGCTACCCCGGGCGCTGGTCACGGTTACAGCGTAGATTTACTAATAATAGATGAGGCTTGGGCGGTCAGTACTGAGGCCATAGACCAAGGTTTATTGCCTACCCAGCGCGCACGCAAAAATCCTTTGTGCAGTATGTGGAGTACAGCGGGCGACAGTAGCAGCGTGGCCATGTTGCGTTGGCGTGAACAGGGTTTACGAACTATTGACGAAGGCAAACCCGGCAGCCTTTACTTTGCGGAATGGTCACCTGACCCCGCCAAAATGGATTTAATGACCCCTGCCGCGTGGGCCATGGCTAACCCAGCGTTGGGGTACACCCTCGATATGGAAGTAATAGCGGCTGAGGCTGAGGCCCCAAACCGTAACGCGTTTCTACGAAGTTCGGTTAATACGTGGACTGCTGCCGCTGCTGGCTGGTTAGAACCCGGGCAGTTTGCAGCCTGCCAAACTGACGCTGTAGCCCCACCGGGCGGAGTGCTAGCAATCGAGGTAGGCGAGGATAGCGGCCACTTTTACGGCGTGCGCGCTGTCATATCGGGAACTAAAACGCACGTGGTAACCGCGTTTGTGGCTGACACTATGGCCGAAATGTGGCGGCATGTTGAGGCAGAAATAGCAAAAGCCCCAACACTGAAACTGGCTATAGTGCCGTCGCTGGAAGTTCACTGCCCGCCGCACTTATCGAGACGGGCAACCATTGTTGGTTACCGTGAATTAAACCGCTGGACTGCTGCCGCGCGTTCGATCATTGTTGAGGGCCGCCTACTGCATAACGGCGAACACTTACTAACAGAACACGTAGAAAAAGCGGTACTGGTCAAACACAACGGCAACATAGTTATAAGTTCGCAGCGTTCGCCCGGGCCTATCTCAATGGCACGCTGTTTAGTGTTTGCTGTTGCCTTAGCCGGCAAACCTGCCGCTATGGGCAAACCCATAATAGTTAGCGCTGCTGGCTAGTATTGGTTTGGCACTGGCTGGAAGTTACCTAGTCTTTTCGTCGGGAACTGATCGGGCCTAGTCAGTGCCACCAAACTTTTACTAGATATGGCAAACTAAACCTATGGGCCTTTTTACACGTGCTACCGCTGACAGCCGCGAACCTGTAGTAAAGGCCGCCGCCGGCAGCAATGTCGGTATGTCGCAACTTGATAATTTCTATGCCTTTACGCAAGGCAACACACGCCAACGCGCTATGAGTGTGCCAGCAATAACCCGCGCCCGCGATCTGTTGGCAAGTGTCATTGGTTGCACACCGTTAAAAATGTATAACGAAATATGGAACCCAGTAGACCGCGAACTAGAACAAATAGAAATTGCGCCCCGTTCATGGTTGCGACGTTTAGACCCAGCGCTACCAAACAGCACACTATTTGCGTGGTTATTTGATGATCTTTTTTTTACTCAGCGGGCGTTTTTAGCGATCACCGCGCGCACTGCTGACGGTTTCCCTAGCGCGTTTCAGCGTATGCCTAGCGCCATGGTTTTAACGCAGGATCAGGCAGGCCCCGTTTTCTTTGCACCGTCTAAGCAAATAATGTTTAGCGGCCTGCCAGTAGACCATAGAGACGTCGTGCAATTTATTAGCCCTATCCAAGGTTTGTTATTTACTAGCCCTAACGCTGTTTTAACGTCGCTTAAACTCGAAGGCGCCCGGTTGCGATCTGCTGCTAACTCACTGCCTAACGGCGTATTGCGTCAAGTTGGCGGTGAACCGTTAAGCGCTGAGGAACTGCAGCAACTGTCGCAAAGTTTCGAGGCCGCAAGACTTACAAACACTGTTGCCGCATTAAATGAGTTTGTTACCTACACCGAAACCACTACAGACCCCAGTAAACAAATGTTGGTTGAGGCCTCAGAATATCAGGCGCTAGAAATTGCGCGCCTAGCAAACTGCCCACCATATTTGTTAGGCGTAGCAACTGGTAGTTACTCATACCAAAACAGCACCCAAGCGCGGCAAGATTTGTATATGTTTGGCGCCAAATTATTTATGGACTGTATAAGCGAAACGCTAAGCGCTGACAACGTGCTACCGCGCGGCACGTATGTAAAATTTGATATTGACGATTATTTAAGCGAAAATTATTTGATGGAAAAAGAAAACGAAAACTACGAAACTGCCGAAACTGGAGTAATGCCCAATGCTTAAACTAACCCAGCAAGAATTAAAAATAGACGCAGCCGGCCCCGACGGCATGCCACGCCGAACACTCGCGGGCCTTGCCTTGCCATACAACGTGCAGGCTACGGTAAGCGACGGCACCAAAGTTATGTTTATGCCGGGCAGCCTTGACGCAGGCGGCAAAATGCCCAAACTATATTTGGGCCATGACAGCACACAGGCCGTAGGTTTGGTTACCGCCATGGTAGACACACCCGGCGGCATGATGTACGAAGCCCGCATAAGCGAAACCACGCTAGGTAACGAAGCGCTAGTACTGGCTGCTGATGGAGTTTTAGACGCCGTAAGTGTGGGCGTAAATCCCACAAAGTTTAGTTATGACGCTGAAGGCGTAATGATTATTGAGGCTGCCCAATGGCAAGAATTAAGCCTTGTACCGTTTGGTGCATTTGCTGGCGCGTCAGTAGATCGAGTGGCCGCCAGTATCCACCAACAGCCCGACGAAGTAGAGTTAAATAGTGAACAGGAACCCGTAGAGGAGAATAACGAAATGTCAAACCCAGTAGAAACCCCAGCCGTTATCGAAGCCGCACCAATGGCCCAGCCATTGTACGCGCAGCCACGCAACTTTAAGTTGCCAACTGCTAGCGAATTTATTGCAGCAACATTCCAAGGCGGCGGCGTACTTGCCGAAATGAACGCACGTATTCAGGCAGCAGCGCCAAACATTACAACCGCAGACACCCCGGGTATTTTGCCCGAAATTATCACTGGAACCGTATATGACGGACTGAACCCTATTCGCCCATTTGTTAGCGCAATCGGTTCGCGCGCCATGCCACAAAGCGGTGCAACATTTCGCCGTCCAGTTATCACGGTACGCCCAACAGTTACCCAGCAGCCAACAGGCCAACTAAATACACTTGACCCAAGCACCGTTACCGTTGCTAATAACAATGTAAACAAATTGACGTTCGGCACTTACGTAACAATGTCAGAACAAGATTTGGACTGGACAGACCCAGCCTCAATTAACATTGTGCTAAACCAGTTGGCTATTGCTTACGGTCAAGCAACCGATAATTACGCGGTAGATACTTGCCATGCAGCAATTACACAAACTTCATCAGTAGCCGACACTTCAGACCCTGCCGACTGGATCGCCGCAATTTACGAAGGCGCCCGCCAAATCAGCCTAAGCAGCAACTACCTACCTACGCATATGGTAGTAACACCGGGTACGTGGGCAGCGTTGGGTTCATTGGTGGACAGCACAGGCCGCCCAGTATTCCCACAGATCGGCGCTATGAACGCACCGGGCGAACTGTCAGCGAACTCATGGAACGGTAACCCGCTTGGTTTGGTACTTGTAGTAGACAAGCACACACCGGGTTCGTTCATGGGTCACGCAGCAGGCCCAGCAGCAGGGTTCGAGTTCTACGAACAGCAAAAAGGCGCTATCTCGGTAGACGTACCAAGCACACTTGGCCGCACTATTGCCTACCGTGGCTATGCAGCCGCGT